ACGGGAAAAACTAGCAGCATCAAAAGAAATCTTGGATCGTGTTGGTCTCGTTAAAACTGAGAAGGTTGAAGTAAAAGCGGACAAGTCTGCTGTACTTATTCTTCCTCCTTTAAAGTACGATACTGAGGATGATGATGCAGACGAAACGTAATTTTAAAAAAGAATACGTTCGGCGGGTTAATGGAGATCCTCTTTATAAAAAGAAGCAAGCATCTCGTAACGCTGCGAGACGAAAAATCCGCCCGTCAAAAGGGTTGCAAGTAGATCATATTAATAACAACCCGTTAGATAATCGAAGTCGTAATTTAAAGGTTGTTACAAAGCAACAAAATTTACGCAAACCAAAAAAGTAAGTATGCCTCAGACTAAGGCTAGACATTTAGATCGTAAACCGATTCCAGCAAGAGGTAGATTACCTTATGGCTATGACATTGTTGGAAAAGAGTACATACCTCATAATCCTACTATGGATAAATTGGAGGTTGCGGTCGAACAAATTAGAGAAGGCAATCAACCTATCCGCAAGGTTGCAGCATGGCTTGAGAATGAAACAGGTAGAAAATTATCGGCAACCAGACTTCATAAGATCGCATGGTCACCCGAAGAACTTGAGACACGTAGAAAGAAGCGGAGACGCGGTCTTACTGCTGAACAAAGACGATTACAAGATCTTAAAGATCAAGAAAGACAAAGCAGAATCAAACACGGAATCGCAGAGCGAAAGCTACAGCGAGCCGTCAAAAAGAAAAAACCACAGGATGTCGATACTGGTGTAGACTTTTCAGACCAAGTAGTTCAAGATAGAGAGATTGCTTTTCAGGCTAATCCTGGCCCACAAACCGACTTTCTATCCGCAACAGAGCGTGAAGTTTTTTATGGAGGTGCAAGAGGCGGGGGTAAAACTTATTCCCTCTTAGTGGCACCGTTACGGTTTATCCATAACCCAGTGCATCGTGCGCTACTAATTCGTAGGTCGATGCCTGAATTAAGAGATGTTATTTTCCAAACTCAACAGATTTATAAGAAGATCGAACCGAAAGCAAAGTTTAAGAGCCAAGAAAATACATGGTACTTTCCAAGTGGAGCACGAGTTGAATTCGGCTATTGTGAAAACCTTCAAGACGTTTTACGTTACCAAGGTCAGTCCTATTCCTGGATTGGTGTGGACGAGTTGCCGCAATATGCTAGCCCGGATGTATGGCATTTTCTTCGTTCGTCCTTACGAACTACTGACCCAAGTCTTCCTTTGCATATGCGTGCGACTGGTAACCCAGGAAATATCGGTTCTGCGTGGGTTAAAAAGATGTTCATCGATCCGGCTAAGGCTGGCACGAAGATTACAGAGAAAGTTGAATATGAGGTTGAGGGGAAGACCTTAACTTCTGAGATCACTCGTAAATTTATTGCGGCTTCTGTTTGGGATAATCCGTACTTAACACAAGATTCTAGTTATATTTCTATGCTGGCTTCTTTGCCAGAGGTAAAAAGAAAACAATTTTTATATGGTGACTGGGATGCAGTTGACGACGGAGCGTTTCCAGACTTTGACAAAGAGACGCATGTGGTACCATCTTTTGAGATTCCTCACGGGTGGACGAAAATCAGATCAGCGGACTTTGGCTACGCGGCACATTCAGGTGTCCTTTGGGGCGCAGTAGACTTTGACGGGTGCCTGTGGATTTACAGGGAGTTATATGTTAACCGTTTAACTGCTGATAAACTCGGGGAACTTATCCGAGAAACAGAAGCAAGTGACGGTAGGATTCAAGATGCGTTATTAGATAGCTCGTGTTGGGCTAAACGTGGTGATACAGGACCATCTATTGCCGAGGCTCTTAATGCAACCGGGTGTAGGTTTAGACCTTCAGACAGATCTCCAGGTTCTCGTGTCGCGGGAAAGATTGAGTTGCACAAAAGATTAGCGGTGGATGAAGACACAGGTGAGCCAGGGATTAGAATCCTAGATAACTGTAGAAATTTAATAAGTCAACTAGCAGCAATTCCTATTGATCCTCGTAATCCAGAAGATGTAGATACTAAATCAGAAGATCATTTATACGACGCTCTGCGATACATGATACAATCTCGACCTTCTAATGTTAGAGTTGCATATGAAAATACACCTAAAAAACGCTGGAAACCTAGCGACAACGTATTTGGATATTAAAACATGGTAGATAAAACTGATATTGTTGTGTTAGATGACGAGGCCGGACTAGACGATTCTTCTTACTATAGTCTTGTAAGTTATATCGAATCACGGTATAATCGCGCCCAAGATCGTCGCTACACAGACGAAGATCGGTGGCTACGAGCATACCGAAACTACCGAGGTTTATACGGTCCTGATGTTCAATTCACAGAGGCCGAAAAGTCTCGTGTATTTATTAAGGTTACCAAGACTAAAGTTTTAGCTGCATACGGCCAGCTTATTGATGTTCTTCTAAGTCAAAACCGATTCCCTTTAAGCATTGAACCGACTACTCTACCCGAAGGTGTCGTAGATACTGCCCACGTAGATCCGAAGCAAGCTGAAGCTGAGGATTTGGTAGAGAAACAAATTGAAAGTATTTATGGGTATCCCGGTGACGGTCGAGATCTTCAGCCCGGTGATACCTCAAATTCTTTACAAGAACGCTTAGGTCCGTTGAAAGAAGATCTAAAAGAACTAGAAGGTTTAGAAGAAGGCCCTGGCGTTACTCCTTCTGCCGTAACTTTCCATCCTGCTCAAGAAGCTGCTAAAAAGATGGAAAAGAAAATTAAAGACCAGTTAGAGGAGTCTTCTGCTACTAAGCATCTTCGTCATACTTGCTTTGAATCAGTTCTGTTTGGAACCGGTATTATGAAAGGCCCGTTTGCTTACGATAAAGAATATGCAAACTGGACAGATACCGGTGAGTATGATCCGATTATTAAAACTGTTCCACGGGTAGAGCATGTATCTGTCTGGGATTTTTATCCTGATCCAGACGCTTACAACATGGAAGAATGTAATTATGTTATCGAGCGTCATCGGTATACACGATCTCAACTACGCGAGTTAAAGAAGCGTCCTTACTTCCGCCCATCAGTTATTGAAGAAGCCGTTAAAGAAGGCGAGAACTACACTCGTGAATGGTGGGAAGATGATCTAAACGATAACCGGATCAGTTCTGAGTTTGGTTCAGAGAATTCCGTGACAGGTAGCGGCGGCGTAGATCGTTTTGAAGTATTAGAATTTTGGGGTACCATTGATCGCAAGGTGGCTGAGTCACAAGATATCGAGATACCAAAAGAGTATGAAGATACTGATGAACTACAGATTAACTGTTGGATTTGTAATGGTAAGGTACTACGCTTTGTAATTAACCCCTTCACACCTGCACGTATTCCTTATGTCGCATCGCCGTATGAGTTAAATCCTTACAGCTTCTTTGGTATCGGTCTTGCTGAAAATATGGATGACACTCAGACGCTTATGAATGGTTTTATGCGTATGGCCGTGGATAACGCGGTTCTATCTGGAAACCTCCTTATTGAAGTAGATGAAACCAATCTAGCACCAGGACAGGACTTAAATGTTTACCCTGGTAAGGTATTCCGTCGTCAAGGGGGCGCTCCGGGACAGGCTATCTTCGGTACAAAATTTCCTAACGTCTCCTCTGAAAATATGTTATTATTCGACAAAGCTCGGGTTCTAGCTGACGAGTCGTCTGGTTTGCCTTCGTACTCATATGGTCAGACAGGCGTGATGGGTACCGGTCGTACTGCTTCAGGTATCTCCATGCTAATGGGGGCAGCTAGTAACTCTATTCGCACTGTTGTTAAAAATATTGACGATTATTTATTACGTCCGTTAGGTGAAGCTTTATACGCTTGGAATATGCAGTTTGATTTTGATCCTGAGATTAAAGGGGATCTGGAAGTTAAAGCACGAGGCACAGAAAGCTTTATGCAGAACGAGGTGCGTTCTCAGCGGCTTATCAGCTTCCTACAGATTGCTAGTAACCCTGTTCTTGCTCCTTTTGCGAAGTTCCCTTACATTATGCGCGAGATTGCAGCGACTATGGATCTCGATATGGATAAGGTCACGAACAACCCCGAAGAAGCCTTCCGGCAAGCCCTGCTGCTTCAACAGATGCAGAAGCAAGCTATGGAAGACGCTCCTCCCCAACAATCTCAGGTAGCTGTCGGACAAGACGCTATGGGTACTGGAGGAGGAACAATCGGTGTGGGACAAGCACCGGTACCCGGAGAAGAAGGAGCACCTACTGGGGGTGGTCCTACACAGGCTCCTCAACAGCAACCTTCCGGTCAAGGCGGTATAACAGAACAACAACTTATTCAAATGCTCCAACAAAATCAGGCGGGTAGTGCTTAATAATGAAAGAAGTTTTAATTTTAGTCAATCAACCAGATTTTCAACAGCTAATGGATATCTATCTAGACGAAAAGAAGAAAGAGTATTACAGGATACTAGAACAGTCCGATGATGAAAAAGAATTATATCGAGCGCAGGGCGCTTGCAGCTTGTTAAATAAAATGAAAAATATGAAAGTTGAAGTTCAAACAAAAGCTAAGAGGGGTTAAATATGACGACAGCATCAGATATTATTTCTAAATATCAAAAATCCAGTGAGATTGCCGAAGATATTGTTTCTCTAGGAAACGATCTAGGCGTTGATCCTATGTTTGTCGCGGACTTAATTTACTTTGAGAGTAAGTTTGATCCTGCCGCAAAAAATCTAGCGGGTAGCGGTGCTACAGGTCTAATTCAATTTATGCCTCCTCGGGCTAAAGCACTTGGAACAACAACTGAAGAACTTGCAAAAATGACTGCAAAGGAGCAAATGAAATACGTTAAAAAGTATTTTTCTGCTGATAATTTAGGTGCGGGAAACTTAAAAAAACTACGAGATAATCCAACACGTCAGAATCTTAACATGGCTGTTTTTTATCCTAAAGGAATTGGACAAGACCCAAGTACGGAACTACCACAAGAATACCAAGCTCAAAATCCAGGTATTAAAACCTTAGCAGATTATACAACTAAACAAATGGAGCAACTTAGCGAGGTAGACCCTGGAGGTCGATTTCCAGAACCTATCTCACCGGGAATGGAGGAAGACCGCACACCTGCCTTGCCTCCTAGTCTTCGGGATAATATGCAGCCTGTGCCTTCGGAGGATATCACGGGGGGTCAAGCCGAAGACAGTCTCGATGCCCAAATGGCTGAGGCTATGGGGTCTATTCCGTTAGAAACTGATCCTAGTCGATATCGTCCTGTACCTGAAGAAAAGCTTACGGAGGGAGAGTCTTTAAATAGCCGTGAGTTACTAGAAAGTCCAACTCAACAAGAGGTGGGTCCGGCATATACACCAGAAGAGTTAGCCAGAGAGGCTTACGTAGATCCAGAAAGCCCCCGTCGTAAACAGGCATTTGAAGAAGGTACAGGTGCGTTTGCTCCAGAAAGTACCGGTGATCAAACTATCGGTGATATGCTTCGTAGCTTCTTTGGCACTAGTGAAGAAACAGATACATATAAAGGACCAACGGGAGAAGCTGATCCAGCTAACTTTGCTGAAGGTGGTCCCGTAGAAAAGGAACTGGAAGTGACAGAGGATGATCTACCAGATCCGCCTCCTGGTGCAACTCCTGAAGAAGTAGCTGACGATATTCCTGCGTATCTTTCAACCGGCGAGTATGTTCTTCCGGCTAACGTAGTTAGGTATTACGGATTAGCTAAGATTAAAGACTTACATCAAAACGCCCTATTTGAATTACAGCAGATGGAAGATCTCGGGATGATTCAAAACGTGGATCATAACGGTGAAGAAGAAGACGATGATGATG